ATGGGGCTGGATCAGACGCGCTCGCTGGCGCCGTATGCTTCTGTCATGGCCGAGAAAAGCGAACAGAACGACGCGCTGCTGAACGAGATCCGCGACCTGGTCGTGGAGACCTATCACGGCGCCGCCAAGGAACTGCTGACCCAGGTGAAGGACGAGCCGCCGAAGGCGCGCCTGGACGCCAGCAAGCAGGTCGCCCTGGTCGGGCGGCCGGTGGAGATGCTCCACGCCGCGGCGCTGCGCTCGCGAAAGATCTCGGCCGCCAAGCAAGCGCGGATCGCCAAGGCGGTCGGCGAGGAGATGGCGATGAATGACGACGAACCCTGGACCGCTGAACGGGTGGAGAAACTCCACGCCGATCTCGAGCGCCGCTTGGGACCTGTTGGGCGAACCCTGGAACTTAAGCGTCTGGTTGAGCTGCGTGCCGGACTTGGGTCTGGCGGCGGCGGCGCTGGCGCGGTCGTGGAAGGCGGCGGATCACCAGACACCGCCGAGTGACCCCTGGGCGACCTGGCTGATGCTGGGCGGGCGGGGCGCGGGCAAGACCTTCGCCGGGGCCGGCTGGATCACCGACCAGGCCGCGCGCCCGTGCCGGATGGCGCTGGTGGGACCCACCTTCCACGACGTGCGCGAGGTGATGATCGAGGGGCCGTCGGGCCTGCGGGCCATGGCCCAGGCGGGCAACCGCGTGCGCTGGGAAGGCTCGCGCCGGCGGCTGGTCTGGGAGACGGGCGCGGAGGCCTACGCCTTTTCGGCGGAGGATCCCGACAGCCTGCGCGGGCCGCAGTTCCATGCCGCCTGGGCCGACGAGTTCTGCGCCTGGCCCAAGGCCAGCGAGACCCTGGCCATGCTGCGGTTCGGCTTGAGGCTGGGCGAGGATCCCAGGCTGGTGGTGACCACCACGCCGCGTCCGACCCGGGCGCTGAAGGTCTTGATGGCGCAGCCGGGCGTGGTGACCACGCGGGCGGGGACGGCGGCCAACGCCGGCAACCTGGCGCCCCAGTTCCTGGCCACGCTGGAGGGGCTGTACGGCGGCACCCGGCTGGCGGCCCAGGAGCTTGAGGGCATCGTCGTCGAGACCGACGGCGGGCTGTTCCGGGCCGAGGACCTGGCGCGCTGCCGCGGCGCGCCGCCAGCGAAATTCGACCGGGTGGTGGTGGCGGTCGACCCGCCGGCCACGGCGCGCGGCGACGCCTGCGGGGTGGTGGTGGCCGGCCGCAGGGACGGCCGAGCCTATGTGCTGGCCGACCGCACGGCGCGAGGGCTTTCGCCCAACGGCTGGGCGCGCCTGGCGGTGGCGGCGGCGGTGGATTTCGACGCCGACGCCCTGGTGGCCGAGGCCAACCAGGGCGGCGACATGGTGCGCACCGTGCTGGCCCAGGCCGCGCCGCCGTGCCCGATCAAGCTGGTGCGGGCGTCCGTGGGCAAGCGGGCGCGGGCCGAGCCGGTGGCGGCGCTCTATGAACAGGGGCGCGTGGTGCACTGCGGGGCGTTTCCGGCGCTGGAGGAGGAGTTGATGGGCCTGGGCGACGGGGATCTCGGGCACAGTCCGGACCGGGCCGATGCGCTGGTCTGGGCGCTGAGCGAGCTGATGCTGGGCGGAGGGAGGGAGCCGCGGCTCCGGGTGGTTTAGCGCCCTGCGGGCGGCTTCAAGGATCCTCCCCCTGAAGGGGGAGGTGGCCCGGAGGGCCGGAGGGGGAAGTGTCTTCGATCAAGGCCAGGATCGTGGCCAGAGCATCGTCGACGGACGCGAGCACTTCGAAGGCCGGTATCCGCAAGGTTCGCACGCCTCGCTCGGCAAGACGCAGGTCGCGGATGCGATCCCGCTCAGGCCGGTCCTCGGTTTCGTGGGCATAGCCGTCGATCTCGACGGCCAGCTGAGCCTGGGGGCAGTAGAAATCCAAGACGTAGGGGCCGGCGGGATGTTGTCGGCGGAATTTCCATCCCTCCAGGCGACCGCCCTTGAGGCCCTGCCATAGCAGGACTTCGGGGAGGGACATCTCTCGCCGGAGCTTTCGGGCTCGGGCGATGCGGGGTCTGAGCGACTGCATGGACTTCCCCCTCCGTCGCTTCGCGACACCTCCCCCTTCAGGGGGAGGATCTTGATACATCGTTCTTTATTTGTTCTCAATCATCACGGGAGCGGCCATGGCCCTTTTCGCGCGCCGGCGCGTGCCGGAAATCAAGGAGTCTCGGGCGGCCAGGCTGGTCGCCCTGACCAGCGGCGGGCGGCCGCAGTGGACGCCGAGGGACTATGGGGCGCTGGCCAGCGAGGGGTTTGCGAAGAACCCGGTGGCCTATCGCTGCGTGCGGATGATCGCCGAGGCGGCGGCGGCCGTGCCGCTGGCGGTGTTCCACGAGGGACGGCGCCGCGAGGATCACCCGCTGGCGCGGCTGCTAGCCCGGCCCAATCCCGAGCAGGGCGGACCGGACCTGATGGAGCAGTTCTTCGGGCACCTGCAGGTGGCGGGCAACGGCTACCTGGAAGCGGCCGGCGAGCAGCCGACCGAGCTCTACGCCCTGAGGCCCGACCGGATGGCGGTGGTTCCCGGGCCGCGCGGCTGGCCGGCGGCCTACGACTACCAGGCCGGCGGGCGGACGGCGCGGATCGCGCGGGACGCCGAGGGCTGGCTGCCCGTGCTGCACCTGAAGCTGTTCAACCCCACGAGCGACCACTACGGGGCCTCGCCGCTGGAGGCCGCCGCCTTCGCCATCGACGTGCACAACGCCTCGGGGGCGTGGAACAAGAGCCTGCTCGACAACGCCGCGCGGCCCTCGGGGGCGCTGGTCTACGGCGGGCGCGACGGCGACCGGCTTTCCGAGGAACAGTTCGAGCGGCTGAAGGCCGAGCTGGCCAATGCGCATGGCGGCGCCGACAACGCCGGGCGGCCGCTGCTGCTGGAGGGCGGGCTGGAGTGGAAGCCGATGTCGCTGACGCCGGCGGATCTGGACTTCGTCGAGGGCAAGCACGCGGCGGCGCGCGAGATCGCCCTGGCCTTCGGGGTTCCGCCGCAGCTCCTGGGGATCCCCGGCGACAACACCTACGCCAACTATCGCGAGGCCAACGGGGCGTTCTGGCGGCACACGGTGGTTCCCCTGGCCGAGCGGGCGGCGCGGGCGATCACCGCCTGGCTGGGGGCCAAGTTCCCCGGCGCGCGGGTGGGCTGCGACCTGGACGCCGTGCCGGCGCTGAGCGCCGAGCGCGACGCCCTGTGGGCGCGGCTGGAGGCGGCCAGCTTCCTGACGGACGCCGAGCGGAGAAGGTTGGCGGGGTTGGAAATCTAGAGAACCTCCCCCTGTGGGGGAGGCGATCGCGCAGCGATCGGAGGGGGGAGCCGGCGCCGACGTTCAGGCGCCCCGGAAGCTGAAAACTTCCCCCCACCGGCCTTCGGCCGCCTGCCCCACGGGGGAGGTTCCTGAATTCTGGAGAGGTTGATGACAACACCCAACCGCTGGCGGCTGGACCGCCAGATCTCGGCGGCCGTGCTGGTGGCGGTGACGCTGCAGGCGGCCGCGGCGCTGATGTGGGCTGGGCGGGCCAGCGCGCGGATCGACGACCTGACGCGGCGCCTCGACGCCCAGGCGCCGGTGGCCGAGCGGCTGGCCAGGCTGGAGACCCAGGCCGAGGCCACGCGCGCGGCGCTGGTGCGCATCGAGGCCAAGCTCGATGGAGCCGGGCGATGAGCGACCTGCGCATCGAGGGCTATGCGTCGCTGTTCTGGACCCGCGACCTCAACGACGACGTCACCGCCGCCGGCGCCTTCAAGCAAAGCCTGGAGGCCGGGCCGATCCGCATGCTGCACCAGCATGACGAGGCCGAGCCCGTGGGGGTCTGGGACGAGGCGTTCGAGGACGCGCGCGGCCTGTTCGTCCGTGGGCGGATCATCACCGCGACGCCGCGCGGGCGGCTGGTGGCGGCCCTGGTCAGGGCTGGCGCTCTGGACGGGCTGTCGATCGGGTTTCGGCAGGTCAAGGCGCGGCGCGACGGCGCCCTGCGGGTGCTCTCCCGCGTCGACCTCTGGGAGGTGTCGATCGTGACGTTTCCGATGCTGCCTCAGGCGCGGCTGGCGGTGGTTTGAACACAGAAATCCTCCCCCCAAAGGGGGAGGTGGCCCGGAGGGCCGGAGGGGGAAGCGATCCCCGCGCCGGCCACTTCCCCCTCTGTCGTCCCGGCCTTCGCCGGGCCGACACCTCCCCCTTCTGGGGGAGGATCTTCCCAAAAACGGAGAACTCCATGAAGGAAACCAAACAGGTCCCGGCCTCGCCGGAGGCCCGGGCGGCGCTGGCCGAGATGCTGGCGGCGTTCGAGGGCTTCAAGGCGGCCAACGACCAGCGGCTGGCGGCGATCGAGAGCAAGAGCGCCGACGTGCTGCTGGAGGAGAAGGTGTCGCGCATCGACGCGGCCCTGAACGCGGCCCAGGATCGGCTGGACCGCGTGCTGGCCGACAGCCGCCGTCCGGCCCTGGCGGGCGAGGCCCCGGCCGCGCGGGTCGACGAGCGCAAGGCCGCCTTCGACCGCTATGTGAAGACGGGCGAGACGGGCGGTCTTCTGGAGGCCAAGGGCCTGTCGGAGGGGACGGCCACGGCCGGCGGCTATGTGGCGCCGCCCGAACTGGAGCGGCAGATCCTGCGCCGCCTGGCCGCCACCTCGCCGATGCGCGAGATCTGCCAGGTGCGCACCATCGGCGGCGGGACCTTCCGCAAGCCGGTCAGCCCCACGGGCCTGGCGGCGGCCTGGGTGGCCGAGACGGCCGCCCGTCCGGAGACCACGGCGCCCACGCTGGACGTCATCGACTTCCCGGCCGGCGAGCTCTACGCCAGTCCGGCCGCGACCCAGGCCCTGCTCGACGACGCCTATGTCAGCATCGACGAGTGGCTGGCCGAGGAGGTGCAGGACGCCTTCGCCGCCCAGGAGACGGCGGCCTTCGTGGCCGGCGACGGGGTCAACAAGCCCAAGGGCCTCCTGGCCTACACCGCAGCCCCGGACGCGTCGTACACGTGGGGTCAACTGGGCTATGTGGCCACCGGCGTGGCCGGGAACTGGCCGGCCAGCAACCCGACCGACAAGCTGATCGACCTGATCTATTCGGCCAAGGCCCAGTACCGCCAGAACGGCCGCTTCATGCTGAACCGCCGCACGGTCAGCGCGGTGCGCAAGTTCAAGGACGCGCAGGGCAACTACATCTGGAACGCGGCGCTGCAGCCGGGGCAGTCGGCGTCCCTGCTCGGTTTTCCGGTCACCGAGATCGAGGCCATGCCCGACGTGGCGGCCAACAGCTTCGCCGTGGCGTTCGGGGACTTCGAAAAGGGCTACCTGATCGTCGATCGCGCCGGGGTGCGGGTGCTGCGCGACCCCTATTCGGCCAAGCCGCACGTGCTGTTCTACACGACGAAGCGCGTCGGCGGCGGCGTGCAGAACTTCGACGCGGTGAAGCTGCTGAAGTTCTCGGTGAGCTGATCTGAACGGAACCCCTCCGGCTCTCCGAGAACCTCCCCCGTGGGGGAGGCGGCCCGAAGGGCCGGAGGGGGGCAGCTTTCGGGGCGTTGGCCGTCGTCGCGGTCACCCCCCACCGATCGCTACGCGATCGCCTCCCCCACGGGGGGAGGCTCCTGAAAAATGGACAATCCCCATGCCCAACTCAGTGACCTTGGCGCAGGCCAAGGAATTCCTGCGTGCGAGCGGCGAGGACGAGCTGGTCGGCCTGCTGATCGACGCCGCCGAGGCGCGGGTCGGGCAGGCCGCCGGCGTCGTGCTGAGCGCCGCCAGTCCCGCGCCGCTGCGCCTGGCCGTGCTGATCCTTGCCTGCCACGCCTACGAGCATCGGCACGACGGCAGGCCGCCGCCGCTGTCGCTGGTCGAGCCCTGGATCGCGCCCTATCGGGAGGCCCGGCTGTGAGCGCCGAGGTCGCCCTGGCCAGGGCGCTGGCCCAGCTGCTGGCCGGCGCGCCGGCGGTGTCGGCGATCGCGGGGACGCGGGTGCACGCCGCCCCGCCCAGGATGCTGACCTATCCGTGCGTCAGCGTCGGCCGGATCGAGAGCCGCCCCGTGGGCGAGGCCGACCTGCTCGAGCACGTGGTGACGATCACCTGCGCCTCGCGTTTCGGCGGGCCGGAGGAGGCGCGGGCCATGGTCGCGGCCGCGCGGCTGGCGCTGCACGACGCGCGGCCGGCCGTCGAGGGGCGGGTGCTGGCTTCGCTGAAGGTGCGCTTTTGCGACGTGTTCGCCGCGGCCGACGACGAGCTGACCCTGGGCGTGCTGCGCGTGCGGGCCGTCAGCGAGCCGGCCTGAACTTCCCAACAGAGATCGAGGAGACCGACCATGGCCGCGCAAGCCGGCAAGGACATGCTGCTGAAGATCGGCGACGAGGGCTCGCCGCAGGCGTTCGTGACGGTGGCGGGGCTGCGCGCCCGGACCATCAGCCTGAACGCCAGGACCATCGACGCCACCGACGGCGACAGCGCCGGGCGCTGGCGCGAACTGCTGGCCGGGGCCGGCGTGCGCTCGGCCGCGGTGTCGGGGGCGGGGGTGTTTCGCGACGCGGCCTCGGACGCCCTGGTGCGCGACAGCTTCTTTTCCCAGACCGCCAGGACCTGGCGCCTCGTCATCCCCGACTTCGCCCAGCTGGAGGGGCCGTTCCTGGTCTCGGCGCTGGAATATGCCGGCCAGCACGACGGCGAGGCGGCCTTCGCCCTGACCCTGGCCTCGGCCGGGGCGGTCAGCGTGACGGCGATCTGAAGGGGGCGGCGAGATGACCCTTCCCAACCTGGCCAGGGGCGAGGTCGCCGTGGTGCTGGGCGGCGTGACGCGGCGGCTGTGCCTGACGCTCGGCGCCCTGGCGCGGATCGAGGCGGCGCTGGGGCTGGCCGACTGGAGCCAGCTGCCCCAGCGGCTGGCGCGGCCGTCGGCGAGCGACCTGATGGCGGTGCTGGCGGCGCTGGTCGACGACGAGCTGGGGCCGCTGGACGTGGCGGGGCTGCACCCGCGCGAGGCCGCCGACGCGGTGGCCAAGGCCCTGGCGGCGGCCGCGTGACGCCCTGGGGCGCGATGCTGCGGCGGGCGGCGATCGAGTTCGCCGCGCCGCCGCAGGCCTTCTGGCGGCTGTCGCTGAAGGAGTGGCGGGCGCTGGCAGGGGCGCCGTCCGCGCCTGTGCTGGCGCGGTCGGGCCTGGCGGCGCTGATGGCGCGGTTTCCCGATGAGGAAGGAGCAGACCAATGAGCGGTTTCGACGAGCTTGAGGGCCTGCCGCTGCGCACGGCCGAGGCGGGCGAGGCGCTGGCCTCGCTGGAGGCGCCCGCCCGGGCGGCGGCGCGGTCGATCGAGGAGGTGTTCGCGGTCGCCGGGGCCAGCCTGGCGCGGTCGCTGTCGCGGGCGGCGGCCGACGGCGAGGTGTCGCTGGGCGAGCTGGCGCGGGCGGTGCTGGGGGCGGTCTCCGGCGGCGGACGAAGCGGGGGCGGCGGCCTGGGCGAGGCCCTGGGGGCTGCGCTGTCGGGCGCGTTCTCCGGGGCGCGGGCCGAGGGCGGGCCGGTGACCGGCGGCGGGGCCTATCTGGTCGGCGAGCGCGGGCCCGAAGTGTTCCGTCCGGCCGGGGCCGGGACGATCGAGGCGGCGGGCGGCGGCGGGATCAGCGTGACGGTGCAGGTCAGCGGCGGCGACGCCGGCGGCCTGGCCCGCTCGGACGCCCAGCTGGCCCAGGCGCTGGCGCGGGCGGTGAGCCTGGGCGCGCGACGGCTCTAGCCGAACACCTCGGCGGTTTCGCCCGGCGCGGCCTTGGGCTTGCGCGAGGGCAGGCAGCCGAGAACGACGATCAGGCCGACCATCAGCAGGGCCGCTCCGAGGTTGAACAGGCTGGTGGAGAACTCCGTCGAGGAGCCTTCGATGTTCAACCGTCCGGGATCGACCGCGAAGGCTTTGTTCAGAGCGATGGTCAGCAGGATGATCGGCGCCGGGAACGGCGCCAGCCAGAACGGCAGGCCCGCGTCGCGCAGGCGACGGGCGGCGAAGGCGCTCCAGACGGCCAGGGTCAGCCAGTCCATGGCGTCGGCGAAGAGTTCGTTGCGGATCAGCTCCAGAGCCACGAACGCGGCGACCAGCAGGCCCACGAACGAGAGCCAGTATTCCAGGCGTTCGCCGCGACCGGTCAGATAGGCGACGACGGGGGCGATCAT